CGGTGGACGGGAACAAGGTCATCGTGGAGAAGGGCAAATCAACTTTCACCTCGCACAAATGACGCCGGAAAACTTTGAGAAACTAAACGACTCGGTTGAGCGCATTGAGCGGGCCATCGTCGGCGATAAGGTAATGGGCCATCGCGGCCTCGCCGACCGCGTGGAATGGATCGAGCGGAAGCTGGCGACCCATGAAAAGCAGATTTGGAAATGGCTGGGCGCCCTAGGAGTTATCGGAGTTTTGCTGCCGATTATTACAAAAGTGCTGATTAAGTGATGAAGCCTACGATTACCTTTGCTGCGTCTACTGGAGCAATCGACGCCAACGCTGGCGTTATTCGCGGCGTTTCCCTTATCACTGAAGGACCGGCGCTGGGCCACGGCGTAATGGTAGATTCCAAGACGCTTCAGCAGGTAAAGAACGCGGCAGAGGCTTACGAAGGCGGGTTGAAGGTTAAGCTAGACCACAATTCCGGTGCGGGCGACATAGTTGGTTTTATCGACAACCTTCGCATCGACGGGCCAAAGCTGCTGGGCGATCTACACCTTTTAGAAAACTCGCCGCATCGGGCCTACATCTTAGAGATTGCGTCGAAGATTCCCGATACGTTCGGGCTTTCCATTGCCTTCTCTGGTCCGTCCGAAATCGGCGCGGACAAGAAAACAATTTTGCAGCGGTGCTCTGAAATCTACTCCGTGGACATCGTGAGCGAACCCGCTGCAAATCCCACCGGCTTTTTCTCTCGTAAGCTGAAGCAACTTCAAGCTGTCGAGGGCGAGACCGAAACTGAAGAACCCGAAATCGAAATCACCATTCCTATGAATGAAGAGACCAAGAAAGCCATCGCCGGCATGATTGAGTCCGCGATGATGGGCCTTTCGGAGCGCCTTTCCAAGCTGGAGAGCGCGACGCCGAAGCCCGAAGAGAAACCCGCTGCAATGAGCGCCGAACAGGACGCCATTCAGCTTGCTGCCAACAAGGCCGCGGAGGCTGCGCTTAAAGAGTTCGCCAAGACCATTGGCGCTCCTGCGGCTCCCGTCGTCAGCGCCGAGCCCGCCGCGAAGAAAGAGGAGTCGAAGAAATTCGAAGACCTCTTCCGTGCGAAGCGCGAGGAACTGAAGGGCGACTTTTCTGCCGCCATGCAGTTCTGCACCAAGAACCACTCCAACGAGTATCTCGCTTACCGCGGTCGCATCGCGCAGGGCGAGGTCATCAAGCTCTAACATTTACCCGTCATGGCTACTAATTACATCGGCGCGGGAACCTTCCTCGCCAACACCGTTATCACCAACGCCCTCGGCGTAGTGATTTCTTCCAACCGCGGAGTTGGTCTCTCGACCAGCACCGCTTGCGATGGCTTCGCGATCATCGACGCCGCCTCTGGCGATTACGTTTCGGTCGCGTTCCTCACCAACAATGGCACCCTTAAGGGCACGATGGCCGCGGTTCCCGTAACCGTTGGCGACACCCTTTACCTCGGCTCCTCTGGTCAGATTTCGACCACTGGCACCGTCACCGTCGGCAAGGCTCTGACGACCACCTCGACCACGGGTGCGATCATCGAGTTCATCCCGAAGAACGTTTAATAGAAAGGAACACTTACCATGTATTCAAACACTGCTGCCGTTTTCCGCGGCGACATCGCTGGCGTTTTGGAGCAGGCCAAAGACTGGGAGACGACGCTCGTCGGCACCCGCGTCTTGCCGATTCTCAACGTTCCGGTTCGCGCCGGTCAGTACCCGTCCTTCAAGCTCAAGGAGGGTCAGCTGCTCAAGAACGACGTTAAGAATCGCGCGCCTTACAGCGCCTTCGCCCGTGGCACCCGCGCCTTCAACTACGAGAGCTTTACCGCTCTTGAGTACGGCTACGAAGAGGCCGTGGACGATACGGTGACGGCTGACATCTCGCGTTTCTTCGACGCTGAGGTGATCGCCGCCAAGCTGGCTCGTCGCAAGCTGCTGCTGGCTCACGAACTTCGTGTTGCCGCGAAGATTTTCGACACCGGCACTTTCACGTCGACCAACTCCGGCACCGCGTACACGACCGCTAACTTGGCGACGTTCGATGTGGGCCTCGACGTGCAGGACGCCCTTGACCGTATGCTCGCTAACGGCGAGTCCACGGCCAACACCCGCGTCGTCATGTCGGCTCCGGTTTGGACCCGCGTGCGTGCCTCGACCAAGTTCCAGAACCGCCTCCGCGGCGCTGGTCTTTCGACTGACACGATCCTTAACGCCAGCACGCAAGCCGCTGCCGAGGTCTTCGGTGTGGCCGAGGTGCTGATTGGCCGCTCGTCCTACGACAGCGCGCCCGAGGGCATCGCGTTCTCGTCCAGCAACGTCTGGAGCAACACCTACATCTGGGTCGGTAACGTTACCGAGTCCGGTGGCGGTTACTTCGGCGGTGGAGCCGGCTTCACCCTCAATTGGTCGGAGTACGGCCCTGCCGTCGGCGTGTTCACCTACCGCGATGAGACGATCAAGAGCAACATTGTGCGCGCTGCGCATTATGTTTCCGAGAAGATCGTCAACAGCAACGCAGGCCAGCTGATCGCCACCCAGTACAGCTAATGGTTGCGGGATAGAATCCCAAAGCCTGACCCGCAGTCCTTAACTGGGCTGCGGGTTTCTTTTTTTACGCATCGCGCAGCCTCATGCGCGTTTCCCTCTGCGTTATTTGCGGCAACGAGACCAAGCACATTGTCACGATGCTTAACTCATTTGCCGCGGTGTTTGATGAATTGTCCTTGGTGCGTGCGGTAGGCTCATCCAAGGCAGACGAATCTTGCGACCTAGCGCAGCGGTGGTGTCTTCAAAACGGCAAGGACTACGTGTTTGCCGAGCATCTCAACGGACTAGGCTGCGAACGCTGGGAGCACATCGACGACTTTGCTGCTGCGCGCAATGAGGCGTTCCAAGGCGGCACAGGCGATTGGCTTATCTGGGCGGACTGCGATGACGTATTCCAAGGCGATGCCGCTGCGTTTCGTAAGAAGCTAGATAGTGCGCCTGCAGATTTGTCGATGGTCCGATGCTACTACGACGTGCGAGGCAGCGGAAAAAAGCTGTTCCGTGAGCGAGCGATTCGCAGAGAACTCTTCCGCGCTAACCGCAAATGGCATCACTCTGTCCATGAAAACCTGCTTCTGCTTGCTGGCGACCGCCATGAGGATTGGGAACAGCCGCTTTGGATTCACGCGCCGGTTGAGGTTAAAAAAGAGAATCGCCGCCGCAATCTGCGCATCCTTGCAAACTCGGTGCGCGAGGCTCCAACGCAGTATTTCTACATCCACCAAGAGCACTTTTGCTCGCAGAACCGCGATGCTGCGCTCGACTTTGGAAAACTGGCGTTGGCGTTTCCGAATCTCCAGCCAGCTTTCCGCTATGAAACGCTGCTTAACGTGGCGCGCCTCACGCCGTCTCGTCGCGATGCGAACCTGTATCTCATGGAGGCGCACGGCATTTACCCGTGGTGCCGAGAAGCCATCGCTGCGTTAGTCCTGCTAAATTTTGAGCTTAAGGATTACACCAAGGCGCAGGTCTGGGCGGCAAAGATGCTGGAGTTGCGCGAGCCATTAGCCGAGCAGCGTCCTTGGACCCACGAAGTTCGCTGGTACGGATGGTCTGGGTACGACCTTGGGGCGAGGGCGTATCGCGCCAACGGAAACAAGGCGATGGCCGACGTTCTACAGTGGCAGTTCCATGCGGGCGCAAAGCCCGTGATAAGCCTTTTGCACGCCACCAGAGGCAGAACCTCTAAAGCGGTCGCCGCCCGCGAGGCATGGCTTTCTACGGCGTCTGATCAGTCAAGGATCGAGCACATATTTGCGGTCGATTCCGACGACGCAACTTCCTGCGAAATGGCAAAGCAGTTCGTCAGCGCAACTAGCAGCAAGCAAAGTTGCGTTGCCGCTTGGAACGCTGCGGCACGACTAGCGCGAGGCGATCTCCTTGTTCAGCTATCGGACGACTGGCAACCGTGCCAAGGATGGGATGCCAAGCTGATTGAGGCTTGCGGAGATTCCGATCTACAGAAGCAGCCGTTGGTTGTCGCAATCGACGATGGCGCCCGCAAGGACCACCTGCTTTGCATGGCAATTCTTTCTCGCGCCCGATACGAGCAGCAGGGCAACGAAGTTTTCCACGAAGGCTACGAATCTGTTTTCTCCGACAACGAGTTTTCTTACCGAGCTTATCGTGATCAGGTGGTCATTGATGCCCGAGAGAAGTTGCGCTTTGAGCATCTGCATCCGTGCTTTGGAAAGGCCGCTATGGACGACACCTATCGGCACAATAACCAGAAGGCGCGATACGATTCCGGCCTTGCACTTTTCTCGCAACGAAACCCAGAAGCTCCAGCATGGATGCGCCCAGCCTCTCAATCCTGATTCCGGCTACGCCGCGGCGCATCATCAGCCATCTCCAGCCTTTAGTCGCTAAACTGGAAAAGCAGATTGCCGAAATGCAGCGCCCGCAGGATTTTGAGATTCTCACCTTCCTCGACAACCGCCGCCGCTCAATCGGAGAGAAGCGCGACGACCTAGTGCAGATGTCACGCGGTCGGTTTGTGGCATTTTGCGATGACGACGACGATGTTTGTTTCGACTACGTAAAACGGATCGGAGAAGCGATTGAGCACGCAACGGAACAGACTTCGGTCATTACCTTCGACCAGATGGCGGTTATCAACGGAGTCGAGGCAGTCTGCTCCTTTTCGCTCAAGCACCCAAACGAACCATTCAAGCAACCTAGGTTTAGGCGCAACGCTTGGCACGTTTGCGCGTGGCGCGGAGACATGGCTCGCAGGGTGCGTTTTCCCGCCAGCAACTACGGCGAAGATTGGGCTTGGGCTAAGCACCTAGTTATGGACGCGACGGGCGAGATTCACATCGACGCCATTCTTCACATTTACCGCTACGACGAACGCATCTCGGAAGCGCCGCCGCCGTGTTAAATCTTACATTTTGCCCTCTCGTATGGCAGTTCGAGATTTTGACCCAGCACAACTAGCGACCGATTTCACCGGCATCTTAGATCAAGCTGGGGTCACGTTCGCAATGGGAGGCTCTACGATAACCGGAGTTTGGGCTATCTCGCGCAATATGTTCGATGCGTTCGAGGATCAGCGTCGAGAGGACTCCAAATACACGATCTTTCTGCTGACCTCGCAGCTCGGTTCCGTTCCTACTCTAGCCCAGACGCTAGTCAGGTCAGGCGTTACCTACTTTGTCGATCAGCTGCGATTTGATGCAGAGGGAACAGGCTGCGAAATGGACGTCTGCAAGGCCATATGAGCAGGGCAACCGGACAGGGCATGACGATAGATGCCAACTTCGATGAGCTAAGCGAAAAACTGTTTATCCTTTCTAAGTCAGTTGGCCTAGAGCTTGGGCCGATCATCAAGGAGGAAGCTAGGTATTTGTTGCAAAGCGCAGTTAGGAACACGCCACCTCCAAGTCGTCAGTCTGGCGTAAATACGATTCGCAATGACCTTAACAAAGTCGCCGTGTCTCTCGACTACCAAAGCTATGAATCGCGTGCTACTAAGGGCGGTTTCTACGGATCACTCGCTAAATACATCCGACGCCGTGACGCCGGAAAACTGCGGACGCTATTGCAAAATCAGAACCTCAAGCTGTTTCAAGGTTTCACTGTGCTTGGCACGCCGGAGGAAATTGCAAGCACTCATCAGTCGCGGAGAATCAGCGGAAGAGTGCAAGGCGCAACCACGGCGGTAGCGTTTCGCTCTGACATGAGGAGGTATTTCAACAAAGTAAGCGAACGAGTTGGGTTTATGTTAAGCGGCTGGAATAAAGCCGCAGCTGCTATTGGAGTTAAAACTAAGAAGTTCGCTCAGGGAACTTACCTAGGCTCTAATTCTAGCGTTGAATTTTCGTTTGGCAGGAACCCATTTTTCATAGCTCGCAACCGCAACATAAGAGACGCGATGGTTATCAAGACCATCAACACTGCGGTAAAGTTCCGCATACGAGTTACGCAAACCAAGATAGATCGAGCCGCAAAGAAACTCGCGATCAACCTAGGCTTCACGAAACTTGCCAAGGGCAGCTATTGAGATGAGCACCCGCACAGATGTCCGCAACGCCATCGGAAACGCGATTACAGGCGCATCAGTAGTGCCTACCGCCAACTTACTGCGCGGGCGTGATCGCACGCTACAATCGGTCAGCTTTCCAGCGTGCGCGGTCTATGCCGTTACCGAGGACATTGAGGTGCAATCATTGGCTCCAGCCAATCGAGTTCAGTACCGGACGCTTGAAGTTTCTGTCGATTACTTCACAGCAGTCACCGCCAGCACAATTCTAGATGACCTACTCGACGTAGGAAGCGCAGCAGTCGAGGCGGCAGTTTTGGCAGACGTTACCCTTGGAGGCGTTTGCCGCGATCTTCATTTGACGAGAGTGAATTATGTGATCGAACCAGACGAGGAACGTCAATGGGGCGTAGCTCGGCACACCTTCCAAGCAATCTATCTAACCACCGACTAAAATGGCAAACCATCTAGGCCGCGAGGGCATCATCAAGCTCTCCAGCACCACCATCGGCGAGCTTCGTAACTACGCGCTCGCGCAATCATCCGACACCGTGGAGGACACCGTCATCGGTGACACCTTCCGCACGCGCAAAGCGACGCTGAAGACTTGGAGCGTGAACGGTGATCTTTACTGGGACTTGGAGGACGCCGGCCAAATCGCGCTGACGGTTGGCTCTAGCGTCACCGTAAATCTATATCCCGAGGGTACCACGACCGTCGCCACCTATTACACTGGAGGCGGCATTGTCACTAAGTTCGATGTGAACGCAGCGTTCGACGGAATGGTCGAAGGCAGCATCACTATCGAGGGCAACGGCACGCTAACCGTAACAACCGTCTGAGGTGACACGTGGAAGCCATTGACCTCGTAAGAGACCATTTCAGCAGCCTCGGCACTAAGGCGATTGAAGTTCCCGAGTGGAAACTAACAATTCACTCGACGCCTGTAACGCTCGCGGAAAAAAATAAGCTCTACAAAAAGAGCCGCGATAGCGACATGGAGCTTCTAGTCGATGTTCTGATCATGAAGGCAACCGATGAGAAGGGCGAAAAGCTATTCAACATCGACCATCGCCTGACACTGCTGAACAAAGCGGATTCCAATGTGATCGCCCGCGTCGCCAATGCGATCCTTTCGGATGACGCACCGAAGGCAGATCAGATAAAAAACTGATCCACGGCGGGGAGGCTGCCGACTTCCTCGCCGTGTACGCCATTGCGGAACTACTCGGCAAATTCGCCAGCGAGGTCATGCAGATGCCGAAATCCGAACTTGAAGGTTGGCTCGCGTATCTAGCCCACAAAAACTCAAACAAGCGATCTCATGGCTGAAGCCGTCATTGCATTAAGAGCGGTAGACCTAACCCGTCAGGCGTTTCTGTCGATTCAGCAGTCGATTGCAAAGCTGCAAGGCGCCATCGGAAAGGCCGGAGCCGCTATCGGAGGATTTCTCACTCTACAACTTGCTCGTCGCGCACTGCTGGGTTTTTCAAATTCGCTGCGCGCAGTAGAAAGGGACTCTCAAAAGTTTGGAGTTTCCGCACAGGAATTCGACAAAGTAACGCGAGCAACCGGATTCATAGACTCAGCTATGAATATGCTGAGGATGAGCGCAGTCGTCACGGTTGATGCTATCCTAAGAGTAAAGGACGCCCTGCTTGGAGTTAGTGCAGTGGAATCTGCAGGCATTGCTGATAAAATCAGAGCAGGGCGTGATGCTCCTAGAATCAAGGCACTGGCAACGGAACTAAATCAAATGAGTCGAGAAATTGCTGCTATTGGAGAAACTCCGGCGCAGCATTTTAGCAGACTAGCAGATGAAATACAAAGAGCACAAGAGTCTGCTGGTGATCCAGAATTATCTAATTTGCTCAACAGGCAGATAAGGGAGAACGAAGTGCTTCGCTTAACTGGAGAGCGACGAAAAATTGCGATAAAAATCTTCAATGATTACGAGAAGTCGGTGCAGGCCGTTGCAGATGCAAACGATGCCTTCGCTCAAAAGAGTATGACGGTGGACGAGCAGCAGACGCTTCTTGCATCAGACATTGAGCGAACAACAGTTGCCATTGAAGAATTGCAATCAGTTCTTCAATCGCAGGGAGAGGTATTCGACCTTGGTCTCGCGACGCAGGAGCAAATTGATACGATGGAGCAACTGACCGAGTTGCAGAGAGAATACGTTAGCTTGATGGGAAGGCGCGAAGTTGTTGAAACCGCAGTCCAGAAGATCGCTCGCCAGTCCGGCGAAATCATTTCGCAGTCACTTGAAGATGCTATCTTTGCCGGCAACAAACTCTCAGAAGTTCTTCGCAACCTCGCCCAAGACCTTCTCCGCATGGCGTTCCGCGAAGCTGTTACGGCTCCGCTTGGGACTGGGCTCGGCAGCTTCTTCAAAAACCTTTTTCGTGCTGAAGGAGGTCCGGTTGCTTCCGGCAGTCCTTACATCGTAGGTGAGCGCGGTCCTGAGCTTTTCGTGCCTCGGTCATCTGGCTCTATTGTCAGCAACGACAATTTGTCGGGAATGGGCGCTGGCGGCGGTGGAATCAATATCACCTACAACATCGCAAGCGGAGTTGGTCGCGCTGAACTTGGGTCACTGCTTGAAGCCGAACGCCGCCGACTAAAGGCCGAGATACCAGACATGGTGCGCCGCGGCGGTGCGTACCGCGCAGCCTTCGCCTGACGCTTATGGCTATTACTTACCCGCTCACGCCTCCGTCGCCGTTTCGCATCTCTAGGCTTTCGCTTTCTGGCTTTAGTGCGACCTCTCGAAACGTCAGCCCTTTTACCTTTCAAATCCAGCAATACAACTGGGCGGGTCAGGCGTGGTCAGGTCAGGTCGATTGTCCTCCAATGACGCGAGCAGATGCCGAGGCCGTGATTGGCTTCCTGCTAGCCGCGCAGCGTGGCACGTTTTACTTTCAAGACTACGCGAACCCTACGAACCGAGGAGGCGTGACCGGCACGTTGCAGGTAACGACAGCGACCGCTAATACATCAACGCTTGTTTTCGGCGGAGCTAGTGGCTTGTTTGCCGTAGGCGACTGGCTGCAAATCTCCAGCTCACTTTACAAGGTAGTGCAGGTAACATCTGCAACCGAGGTCGACGTTTTTCCTGTATTGCGAGCAAGCTACGCCGTGACCACTCCCATCACTTACTCAAACGCCAAGGGCGTCTTTCGTCTTTCAGAGCCGTTGACAAACTGGTCTATAGATAACGCAAAAATCTACGGCGTCTCCTTTGGAATAGTTGAGGACGTTGCGACATGAGTATTACCACCGCAGGGCGGTCGCTGTCTGGCTCGATGGTCACGGAGGTGACAACCGCGCAGCTTTCGCCGATCCTGATGGCGTCGCTTAACTTCTCGACGCCCGTCTATCTCTGGAACGGATACGGCAATCTCGTCTACAATTCGACGACGTACGTCGGACTCGGAACTTTCGGCACGATCTCTCCGGTGCAGGAAACTACTGACCTTGCAGCGCGAGGCATCAGCATGAAGTTGTCGGGAGTTCCTACGGCGAGCGTCGCAATTGCGCTTACCGAAAATTACCAAGGCCGCGAGTGCTCCATCATGTTCGGTGCGCTATCGCATACGGCTGGCACACTAATATCGTCGCCGGTCACGGTATTCTCTGGGCGGATGGACGTCATGCAGATAACCGACGATGGTCAGTCTGCGGAAATCATGGTGAGCGCGGAATCCAAACTGATGGATTTCAAGCGTCCGCGAGAGCTGCGATACACTGACGAGGAGCAGCAGCAGCTTTACTCGGGCGACATCGGGCTGGAGTTCGTCAACGACATCCAAGAGAAGGCGCTTTATTGGGGAAATCCCAACGCTACGCAGGCAACCAACTGGGACGCCGGCGACAAGACGGGAGACCAAGGGTACGAATGACAAGGCATGGCAACTGGGCTGCGCTGCTTACGGCGTTCATCGAAGAGCGCCGGTTTATGCCCTTTGCTTGGGGACGTAACGATTGCTGCCTGTTCGCTGCGGACTGGGTAAGCCTCTGTACCGGCCTAGATCCGGCCTTCAAACTGCGCGGCAAATACTCTACCGCTTTGGGCGCTGCGAGAATCCTGCGCGACTTCGGAGGAGTGCGGGGAGTTATCAAAGACCTAGGCGAGTCGATTGGCCTTACGCGTCTAGACGGCGTTCAAGATCAGCGCGGCGATTTAGTTGTAGCAGACACCGGCAACGGTGAAAGCATCGGCATCTGCATCGGATCGCACGCGGCCTTTGTTAGCTCGTCTGGTCTGCTTTTTGCACCGTTTGATTTTAAGAAAGCCGCTCACTGCTGGCGCGTCTAATCATGGCCGAAACAATCGCAATCTGGCTACTCACCACGTTTGGCACTGCTAACGCGGCTGGCGCGGTCGTTGTTTCAATGGCCACGCTACAGGCTACGACGACGCTCGTCGCCTTTGTTGCGCTGACTGCGGCAAATATGGCAGCAAGCAAGCTGCTCGCGCCTAAGATGCCGTCCTTCAACGACGCATCACTTGCTAACCGCACGCAGATGGTCAGGTCGCCGATTGCGGCTAGGCAAATCATCTACGGAGAAACCAAGGCGTCGGGCGTTGTGGTGTACATCTCAACTACCGGCACGAAGAACGAGTACCTTCACTTGGTCATTGCGCTGGCAGGGCACGAGGTCGAAGGCATAGGTGACATCTATTTCAACGACGAGCTGGCGCTTTCAGACCCAACCTATTCTGGATTAGGCTCCGCGGCTGTCGGGCGCTTTGCGGGCTATGCAGAGATTTACAAGAAGCTCGGTAGCCCTACGCAGACCGTTGAGACAAACCTTCAAACCGCGACAGCTGGCCTGACGAACGGCGCGTGGACAAGCAACCATCGGCTCCGCGGGATCGCCTACATTTACGTGCAGCTCACGTGGAATGATCAGGTTTGGGCAGGCGGAATTCCTAACATCAGCGCGATGGTTAAGGGCAAGAGGGTGTACGATCCTCGCACGGCCACGACCGCTTACTCAGCGAACGCCGCGCTTTGCCTGCGCGACTACCTGACTGATTCCACCTACGGGCTTAGCCTTGCCTCGACCGAGGTCGATGACGCCGCATTTACGGTAGCCGCAAACATCTGCGACGAGCAGGTCGAGGTTAAGCCGGTAACAAGTCCGGCGACTTACGAGAATCGCTACGAGACAAACGGCGTGCTCTACACCTCCGAGTCGCCGGACGGAAACATCGGCAAGCTGCTTTCCGCAATGGGCGGACTCATCGCTTACTCCGGCGGACGCATTATCCCGTATGCTGCTGGGTATCGCATTCCGACCGTTACGCTCAACGATTCAGACTTTGCCGGACCAATTAGCGTTCAGACCAAGACAAGCGCACGGGATAGGGTGAACGCCGTGAAGGGCGTATTTGTGTCGGAGAAGTCCGAGTGGCAACCGACCGACTTCCCGCCGCAGACCTCGGCAACTTATCTAACGCAGGACAACAATGTGCGGTACTGGCGAGACGTTGTGCTGCCCATGACGACAAGCAGCAGCGCGGCGCAAAGGTTGGCGCGCATCGAGCTTTTCCGCGCTCGTCAGGAGATTACGTTCACGGCTCGGTTTCGCTTAGATGCGATGCAGGTACGAGCTGGCGATACGGTAATGATCACGCTCTCAAAGTTTGGCTGGAGCGCAAAGGTCTTCGAGGTCATCGAGTGGCACTTTGTCAGCGAGGGAAACCCTCCGCAGCTCGGGATCGAGATGACGCTGCGCGAGACCGCTTCTAGCGTTTACGATTGGAACGTTTCCGATGAGATACAGGTCGACACTACTCCGACGACGACGCTGCCGAATCCGTTCAGCATTTCAGCTCCAAGCAATCTGGCGCTGACCGCAGACGGCACCACACAACTAATCCAAGCTGACGGCACCGCTCTTCCTAGAATCAAGGTAGCGTGGTCAGCACCTAGCAACGAGTTCGTTCAGTCAGGCGGACAGACGATCATCGAGTACAAGCAAGGCAACTCCACGACGTACCTGATGTGGTCGAAGGTCAACGGCGACCAAGACCTAGATTTCATCTCATCTGATGTGCGAATCGGCACCAGCTACGACGTGCGGATTTACGGGCAAAGTTACTTTGGAGTTTCCAGCAGCTACGTTACGTCCAGCATCACGGTTGCAAAGGACACGACGGCACCGGCGACTCCGACGTCGCTCACGGCAAGCGTCGGCACGGGCAAGGCAGTCTCGCTTGATTGGGCGGACAATACCGAGCCGGACCTCTCGGAGTACGGCATTTACCGCAACACGACCGGCGTCACGCCAGCGAACGACACGACGAACAAGATCGCAGAGGTCCGCGCTTCGCGCTTCGTCGATACCGAGGTCACGATCGGCACGACGTATTTTTACTGGGTCAACGCTTACGATCTCCTTGAGAACGTGTCTGGGTTCAGCAGCCGCGTGACTGCGGTTCCGACTTACGTGGGAGGAGGCAGCGTAGACCCTAACGCGCCGACAACTCCTGCGGCTCCTCAGTACGTAAGCGAGACGACGTATCTGGCAAGCGACGGTGGTTCATTTGCGCGCATCTCGCTCACGGCTCCTCCTCTTTCAACAAACGCAATTGCGACTGACATTCTGTATCGCCGCAGCGGAGCGAGCGATTGGATTCTTGGTAATCAAATCAACTCGTCGGTCTCCTATTTGGTTTCAATTGATGACCTGACGTGCGGCGTGACCTACGAGTTCGCTTCGCGTGCCGTTTCTAACTTTGGCGTGCTGTCTTCAGTCTCGTCGACAATTAGCAGACTAGCGCCGAACAACGTGACGGCGCCGAACGCACCGACGAGCATCAACGTCCTTTCTCCGTCTAGCAGCGCGGCAGTTCCTCCGGCTTACACTTCCGTTGGCGTTCAATTCTTTGCCGCACTTGTTACTTGGACCGCATCCACGACGAAGAGCGTCGTTGGTTATCAAATCGGATACTCCACCAGCTTTGGAGGTACGATAGTCTACGAAACAAAAATCATCACCGAGCCGTTTTATTATCACTACACGCTAAGCACTGCTTCAGAGTTTATCTCGGTGCGTGCGGTAGATCGCTCGGGCAACGTCTCGGCCTCGCTTTCAAGCACAACGAATCTCAACACGGTTATCAAATATCCCGCTGGAACGATTTCGGTTCAGAACACGACCGACGTGCAGGTCACCGGCATTAAGACCGGCAACCAATCCTCGACGCGACAGGTCAACGTGCGGTACGAAAGCTCTGAGGGGTTTACGCCGGTCGGAGGATCGCCCACGGAAACCATCACGTTCAGCATCGCAAACACTGGCTTCAGCGCGAAACCGGACGCGGGCTGGATTCAGTGCGCAAGCAACACGAACATCACGGGCGTCTACGATTTCGACAACGCGAGCAACTCATCAAGCGTCGCCTACTTCGCGCTGCGAACCATCGACGGCACCAACGTGCCAACCTACTTCGCCCGTTTCTCCATCAGTCTAGTTGACTATACCTGACGACAATGGCTCTCCAAAAAACTTTTACCCTGCCGAGCGGAGTCTCTGGCAACTATATCCGGCTGATCGCAAACCGATGGGATCGGCAATCGCGTGAGGCTGTCGCGTGGTTTGCGCTCTACGTGGATGCCGCTGCTGCGCAATCGGGCAAGCAGGCGCTGACGCCGTTCATTGCTAAACTGTGGCTGACGGGCGCGAAGTTCGATCAGTATCTCTCGCCGTCCGCGCTCCAATCCTCCGACGTGCTGGCGCAATTCTACGTTGCCGCGAAGGCGGAGTCGATCAGTTGCGATTTCGGCTCCGACGCTTTTGCGGACGCGCAGGACGTTTAGGGAGTTAAAATCTAAACTTCGTAAGTCGTTGGATTCCAAGGGTTTAGGAAAGCAGGAGAAAGTTTTTTCTCTTTTTTCTTTCCAGACCGCTTAGGTTGTGGTTTGGTTGTCGTAGTTCAGCAACGACCAAAACAAAAACCAACGACGACAATGACAACGACTAACCGACGCACGGCCTACATCTTTCGCGAGGCCGACGGCTATCACTACTGCGACGCCACCCTTGAGATGATGGATGCTCGCGGCACCGCGTATCGCTCCATCGCCGCAACAGTGCGAGCCATAGCCGACGGAAATACGCACCGCGAAGATCCGTACACGCACTTCCAGCGCGGCGTAGTCGTGCGGAAGTTGGAGGTGGCGTCATGAGCACTTCCACCATCGACCCAGTATTCACCACGATCTCAGAGACCGGCATCCGCCGACTAGCCGAGGCAAACGCGAAGGCGTGCGCAGCTGAGCAGCACAACCGCGGCGACTCCTACTGGCGCGGTCAGATGGACGCCTTCCAGATTCTCTGGCAAAACCTGCCGGAGAGCGACAAACTGCGCATCGGAAAATACTTTCACGGCACCTACTATGCCGAGCTTGCGCGGTTGGCCGAGAAGAGGAAAGGAGCGGTGCAGCCGTGAAGCGACTTGGTCTTTTCCTCGCGCTGGCAGTAACCGCCAACGCAGCTCCTCCTGACTCTTTCTGGCGTGCGCTGCACGTCGTCGAAACAGGCGGCAAGCGTGGCGCGATTCTAGGCGACGGCGGCAGGGCGCTCGGTCCTCTCCAGATTCACCGACGCTACTGGCACGACGCCCGCGTCTCAGGCCGCTACGAGGACTGCGCTGACCTCGCCTACTCAATCAAGGTCGCCTCCTCTTACCTCAAACGATACGCGCCGAAGGCGTGGGAGGCTGGCGACATCACGACGCTTGCTCGCATTCACAATGGAGGTCCGCAGGGCGATAAAAAGCCAGCAACCGTTCGTTATGCCGACAAGGTCAAGCGCGCTGCCGGCAAGTGAACCTGCCTCGCAAAGAGCTTCTCCGACTTGCTCGCACAGGAGCCGAGGATGGCTACGATGATTCTTTCCACGCCCAACTGACCACGGGCAAATTCCTGTTAGCAGAAATGAGGCAAGTAGCCGCTGACGCGAAAGCCGCACTAGAAAACCAAAAACCCGAAAACAATGACCGACGAACAGTTCGCTGAAATGATAGTCGAGCTTCGTGCAATTCGCACGGCTCTTCTCGAAAAAACAAAGCCGGTAGGAGCGCCTGCGGCTCAAGGCTTCCACCAACCGTCTGACGACATTCCGCAGCCAACGGAATTGCTCGACGATCCCGACTCCGTGCCGGTGCATTTCGGCAAGAACGCTGGCACGCCAATCGGCTCGCTCTCCGAGCGCAGTATTGAGTGGTACGCGAAGCCAAAGGAGCCAAAGATCGGCAAGAACGGCAAACCGTTCGCTCCGAGACCGGATGACGTGCGGCTCGAAAATGCTGCGCGCCAAATCGTGCATCGCAGGCGCGGCAGTTTGTCCGATAAGGTTAAGCCAGCCGCTCCGCAGCGCGCTGTAACCCTCAATGATTTTGCTTCAGGCGAGCCCGATGAGGTCGCGTTCTGAAACAAAAAACCCTGCCCGCAACCACGCAGGCAGGGAAACCAAAAACAACGATAACTAGCAACGAACATGGAAACGACAGACGTAAAAACTACCGGCACCGAAATCGTCCAGCAGAAGAAATCGCCCATTGGGTTTGGCGCGCAAGGCGTCCAGCTGGCTTCACTCGAAGAGGCTTACCGATTCGCAAACGCTATATGCGCGAGCGGATTCGCACCGAAGGGCATGGAGAAACCAGAGGCGGTCTTGGTCGCAATTCAACTTGGCGCCGAGATCGGTCTTACGCCGATGGCGGCGCTGCAAAACACAGCGGTTATCAACGGACGCCCTGCCATCTACGGAGACGCTGCGCTGGCACTTGTCCGCGCAAGCGGCCTGCTAGTAAGCTACAAGGAGGAGGAGGTCGGCGAGGCTGGTGCGGATACGCAGGGCTACCGAGTAACCGCAGTTCGAAAAGGAGAGCAATCTGCCGTCGAGACGTTCACGGTCTCTGACGCCAAGCGGGCCAAGCTGTGGGGCAAGGCCGGACCTTGGTCTGATTACCCGAAACGGATGCTGCGTTTCCGCGCCCGCGGTTATGTGTTACGCGACCTTTTCGGAGATATTTTGAAAGGGCTGCGCACGGTTGAGGAGGTCCGCGACATTCCAGCGGAGCCGGTCAACGTCACTCCGGTCAGCGAGAAGGTAACTGAAGGATTCGCCAAACTATGAGCACCGCAAACCACCCCGAGGTGAAAGAGGCTATCATCAACAGCGCCGCCGAACAGATTCGCGGACTGCTGGAAACGCACTTCCCGTCGATTAGTAAGTCGGCCACGGAAAACTTTATCGACTCCGAGGATCAGCCGGAGCCTAAAGCAAAAGCCAACCTGACGGTTGAGTTCGATCCGCTGGCGCAAGCTCCAGCCGTGCGCGTGAAAATTACTTGGACGACTCGTTACACCGACGAGTCTGAGCAGGAGATTGACCCGCTGCAAAGTAAACTTGGCTTCAAGGAGGAGGAAGAATGAGCAGCGAATCCTCGCGTGAATACCACGCAAACCCAGCGATCAGCCACTCCAAGCTGGAGGTTTATCGCAAGCGCCCTCGCTTGTTCTTTAAGCGATTCGTCGAGCGCAGTCTGCCGGATCAGGAGCCGACCAAGGCGTTGCAGCTCGGTTCACTTACTCACGGCATGGTGCTAGAGCCGCAGAAGTTGCAGACCGAGTTCGTCGTTGCGCCGCGATTTGATCGACGAACGAAGGATGGCAAAGCCGAGGCCGAAAAGTTCGAGGCTGAAGCCAAGGGCAAGACGGTCGTCGATCAGGAGACCTACGACGTTGCGTTTGCGATGAGCAACGCGGTCGATCAGCACCCGCTGGCCTCGCAACTTCTGGCCTCTGGTGCGCCTGAGAAAACGTGGCGCACAAAGATCGGCGGGCTGGAACTGCAATGCCGTACCGACTGGTTTAATCCAACTGGCTGCGAGCTGACCGAGGGCAGGCCGTACGTTGTCGACTTGAAGACAACGGAAAGCCTAAACGCTGACGGCTACGGCTCGTTCGAAAAGTCGGTGTTCTCCTACGGTTATCATCGGCAGGCTGGTTTCTATTTGCCGTTGATCACCGAGATTTACGGCAAGCCGGTATTTGATTTCTTCTTCGTGGCGGTTGAGAAGGCGCAACCGTACGGAGTCGCGGTCTACAAGCTTTCGGATCAGGCTATCAGCACAGGACAGGACGAGACGCTCGATGACCTGCGGAAGCTCAAAAAGAGCATCGAAACAAACCATTGGGAGAACATCGAGCCGGTCGTGCGCTCTCTGGATTTGCCGAAATGGTATGGGAAAGGAGGTGCGGCGTGAGCAACTGGATTGACGACGGTCACGGGAACAAGTGGCACCGCTGCAAGCTCGGGCCGGATTGCGGTTTGAAGGTGATCGAGGCTGGCAGAGCGAAATGCTGGTGCCAAGATCAAGAGGCGAGTCGCGAAAAGGTGCAGAGCGCACGCGAGGAGATTGCGACGCTGGAAGCGGACAACGAGCGGCTGCGCGAGGAAAGCAAAGCGGCTAAAATCGACCGCGACGCGGCAGGCTGGGACGATTACGCCGTGATTGCCGAACTTAAACGCGAGAACGCCGCGCTGCTGGCGGACAAGGCGCGGTTGGACTGGCTGGAACGCCGCACCGTATCCCGCCTACAAGCGGTACTTGACCACGTAGAGCTGCACAAGCTGCCGATCCGCGAGGCCATTGATCTTGCGATTGAGGA